TGCGACGATTGGCTGAGGCGTTTTCAAGCTTTCCCTTTGCTGGACCTGTGTGGGAGGCATCCATTCCGTCACCGTTCCCGTAGGTGCCAAGCTGTCGGTTCAGCTTGTTGGCATTTGTACGGATCTTTAGACCGTTGTTGGTTTTGTTGTACTTTGACTGCTGCTTTTGTCGGCGCTTGCGTGCCTTGGGATTCTGTTTGTAGTACTCAGACGTGCTTTGAGCCATACAGCCTCCGTTGAACCATTTCGGGGTCTACTTTGGGCATCACAGACGCCAACTTATCCAGAGGGTTACCTTCGTAAGCAACCCCGCTGATGTCGTTTTTAGCCAGCCAATCACACGCAGCTTTGAGGTCTGCAGTCGTCGCTTCTCCAGATTTGATACGAGATAGGAACTCAGAAGTAACAAGGTTATGGAGTTCGTTGAACTGGTCTTCTGTGGCTTTCTTTTTATTAGCCATGACGCAGCGCAATTTGATCTAGTTTGTTTTCAATGCGGACCATATGATCTTCCATCTTTTTAAGAGCGGTGGAAAGTTCTTCACGTTGGACGTACTTTTCTGCAATACGCAGTTCAACACGATCAATACGAGAATCGACTTCTCCAATGCGTTGATTCAGTTTTCCATGGAGAGCAACAACTCCCGTCAACGCTGCAATGGCAGCAGTGATAACTCCCTCAATCATTCTGCTCCATCAAGCGGATAAGTTTTTGGGCGTAAACAGGATCGGTGGCGTAACCTTCACGCTTTAGTAGATAGGCACAGTCTTCACGACTGGTTGCACGGTTAACTCCTTTGTAGCCTTTGTAATCCTTGTACCATTGGGTAACAAGATGATTTACGCAGTCAAATGGAGTTGCAAAGTCCATAAATGCAGCCTTTATTGTCACTGGACCGTTGCCGTAGTCTTCCCAGGTGGTCTTAACCGTGCCTGGACCTTTGATACCAAAGAAGTTGTTCTTACCGCTCAGGGCGGTGCCATACGCAGACTCAAGTGCCCATTGGGCTGCCACAACTTCAGGAAACTTGGCACCAGCTGCAGCAGCAGCAGCTTCGATGCCATCCCATGTATTAGTGAATTGCTGCTTGGGAGGTTCAGCGGGAGGAAGCCTCCACAGTTGAACCCATTCCTGAGAATCAGAAAGGCCCTCCTTACCCAAGAGTTTTTCAAGGGCTTGGAGGGCTTTGATTTGGTTGGGCAGACCTTTGTAGTACTTGGCTACGTCAGTCAGCCGGATACTCATTTGAAGGTATCCTTGAGTTGTTGAAGTTTGTCGTCCTCTTTACGCAGAGGCTTCAGGGCGTTGATGCCAGCAAGAATGATTTGGACAACGCTATTCGATTTCAGTTTGCTGTTGCCAACCACTTCGGAGGCAACGAACAGGCCAAGGAAAAGCAGGGTCTCGTAGGAGACCTTAAGGCCAAGAATGGTAAGCATTAGTAGTTACCGGGTAATGGGGTATGAGAATCAGGCCCAGGGCAAACCAGCAGCCTTGGTCGGTTGACGCTGTTCGTCGAGCTGAGCTTGGAGAGCGGCTTCAACTTCAGCCACCTTTTCTTCGCCAAGTTTGTCTTGCAGCCAACCCACGACGACTTCAGGGGTCAGCTCGCTAAACGGAATCATTTCTTCTTCAGGACGCTCCAGACCAATGGAGCCGTATGCACCAGCTGCATAGGTATCATCTTTGGCGTCAACGGTGTAATGCACGGTGTAAACGTAGCCGTCTTCGACTTCGCGTTCCATTTGGGCAATGTTCCAGGTGAAAGTGGTAGACATGAGTAAAGTGTGTATGGATAAAAAAAAGAGCCCACCGATTGGTAGGCTCAAGTGAGAGGGTTTAGAGAGTAGGACTAGGCGCCCTTGAGAGCTGCTACTTCAGCCTCCAGGGTTTCGATGCGGAGCTGTGCCTCCTGGAGAGCCTTGATAGCCATCCACATCATTTGCTGTTCTTTGACGCCGAGTTTTTCGGGCTCGTCTTCGGTTGCCTCTTGGAAAACGGTGATCACTTCCGGGCAGCTTTCCGCTACCTGCTGGGCGATGACGCCCATGTTCAGATCGGAATTATCGGGTTGATCGTTGTAGCGATAGTTGACGATCTCCCATTCTTTCAAGCAGTCCCAAGTGCCACCCGCTGGAGTGATGTCCTTTTTGGAATTAACGTCAGACAGGTTGACGTTGTTTGCCTGAAAGTTTCCTATGCCACCATCTAAGCGCACATAAAATCTAACGCCGTTGTAGGACGCATTAGCGTTGTAGTGCTCAATAATCCGACCGGCTGGTATGTTGTCGTCAGATACCGTGAGGAAGTTTGGTATTGACGGCGTGGTGTTGTAAAACTTTTGTCCAGTGCCAGAGGTGGTAGTCGTTGTAGTATCGCCAATAACGACTGTTCCATCATTCGTAATCCTCATCCGCTCCGTCGGGCTGCTCGCTCCGTCGGCGGTAGTGGAGAACACTAGGCGCGACGGAAGATCGTTAGTTCCAGGCGTTCCGTCTACGTCACACCGAATAGCCGCGCCAGTTAGAAGAGTTGCGCCATCGGAACCATTGAAACAAACGGTTCCAAGGTTGTCTCCATTGGCGACAATCGTCGTTCCACCGGGACTGGATCCCCTGGACCTCCCTAGAACTAAGTATGAGCCGCCAGCGTCCGCGCTTCTGTTTGTAATAAAGGAAGCCCCAGCAAAACCTGCCGATTCAACTTGGAATAGATATGGGTCTGTGGACGTAAACTGACCCGAGCTTCCGTATGGGATATTAACGCTACGGCTAGTAGACGTGCCAACTAACAGGCGGCCGGAGCTGTCGATGCGGGCGCGTTCTGTTGGGGTAGCTGCTGCTGAATTGGTGCCAAAAGCCAGATAATGATCATTGCCAGATGTTTGGTTAGCGGCTTCGATGTAGGCATAACGAATATTGCTATTTGCCTCGCTAACGCCTGAAAGGTTAATTCGTACGCCCTGCCCAGCATTGTTATCAACCGGACCATTGCTTAGCAGCAGCACATTGCTGATCGCCGATGCGCTATCACTACGAACAAGCAGTCGGTTGTTAGCGTTGCCAGCAAGAGTAGAGCCAATCCCTAATGACCCTCCGGGAGTCAAGGTCATCTTGGTGGTAACACCACTCCCTGTTGCTGTCTGAGTGCGGAACTGCAGGCCAAAATCGTTGTCTGCTGCGGTGCCTAGGTATGGCCGCAATTCAGCAATAGTTCCACGGTCTTGTCCGACTTGGTTGGCGCCTCTAAAAGCAATTCCATGATTAAGGAGAGCGCCTAGCGTGGCGGTAGATGTATTTTTAACCTGAATAGTGCCTTCTTCAACTTCCAGTTTTGTGGCGGGGCTACTAGTCCCCAGACCTAAGCGGCCACTGGAGTCCAGGCGCATCCGCTCACTAAATGTTGCGGCATTGCCTGCGGTTCCAGATGCTGCCCCGGACCAAATGTGCTCGCCGCTAATCTGGCGGTAGTTCGTGGCGGCTCCGTTGTTCTTGTACGTCCAAGAAGCGCCACCAAAGACAGCATTTTGAACAAGGAAGATCTGATCAGTTGAGTATCCGTACAAAGCCCCGCCAGAGGTCTCAATTGCCCTGCCGGAAGCTCCCCAAGCTCCGGGCGTTAATCCGAGACCAATCTGACCACTCGCATCAACAAACAACCGCCCCGTGCCATTAGTTGAGATGGCTACTTGGTCTGCGCCAGGGGAGTAGATGCCGGTGTTGGTGTCCCCGGTGAACTTCAAAGAAGGGGTGCCAGCGGAACCAAGAGCAAGAGCTGAGTTGCTGCCATTCTCCCGCATCAAAGGAAAACCACCTTGGGTCGTCCCATCATGAACAACAACGACTTCCTTATCGGTATCAATCGTTGTTTCGCCTTCAAGGCCAATAAAAGTAGAGTGCTGTGCCGTAGTACCGCGACGGCGACGAATTGCTGTAGTCATTGTTAGATAAGTACTCCGTAATCAACAGTAGTGCCAGCTGCGGCAGTGATTGAACCCCAATCCGCAAAGAATTGAAGCGTGTTTAAAGCAGATACAGCATTAGCTGCAGACGTTGCACTATTAGCAGCAGACGTTGCACTAGTAGCTGCATTAGCCGCTTGAGTTGGGGCAGCAATAATTGCCGCCATGTTGGTTGCACAAGTTGTAACGTTTGCATTGTTAGTTGCAACCGTTGTTACGTTTCCACTAATGCCAGCAACCGTAGTGATATTGGCAATGTTTGTGGCGTTGGTGTTAATGTTGGCAGTGTTACCAGCAACAGTGGTTACGTTCGCACTGATGCCAGCTACCGTATTAACGTTGGTGATGTTGTTTCCAACAGTGTTAACATTGGCAATGTTGGTTGCCACCGTGTCGATCTCACTGACAGGCTCAGCAAGGTCAGCGGCAACAGCTTGAATGTCAGCAATGTTGGTCGCTACCGTGTTGACATTCGTGATGTTCGTGCCAACGGTGTTTACATTAGTAATGTTGGTAGCAACAGTATCAATTTCACTGACGGGTTCGTTCAGATCATTGGCAACGGTTTGAATGTCACTGATATTGGAAGCAACCGTCGTGACATTGCCAGAGATACCAGCAACAGTTGTCACATTTGAACTGATTCCAGCAACGGTGGTGACATTACCGGCAATACCAGCAACAGTCGTTACCTCAGTCGCCCTAGGAACAAGGCGGTGGAAGGTATAACTATGAAGGGTAGAGGTGGTCTCTACAAGCACCCCATAGCCCGCTGCAAGGACCGTAGAGCCGCATCCAGTGATGGTGACGGTATTACCACCAGCACCACTAGAAATGGTCACAGTGCCCGCCACAGGGGTCCGTGTGACTGCGATTTCCTTAACGCTGATGATGGTCCCACTTCCATCCGGGTTGTTGATGTCCGGGTTGGTCAGAGGGAAGCTCGTCTCATTGGCAATGGGAACGAAACCACCAACATCATCAACAAGATCAATGATCCGTGCATCAATAGCAGCCGTCGTAGCAATGAAGCCATCGCTGCCACTCCACGGCATACTGCTACTAATGGTCTCCGCACTGTCCTGACGGAAGTAACGAAGATCCGAAGCAGACGTGGTAAAGAAGC